AAAGGCTTCCGACCTCATCTCATCCCAAGTTAAGGATTTGCCACTTGGGCTGGGGCTTCCCCCTGGTCTTTAGGTTTATTAGCCTCTACAAACTTATTGATAAGACTAGCGGCATCTGTCTCATCCATTGCACCGACCCAGTCCTGGACCTGCTCAATAGAAATAAATTCCTTAATGCCATTGACCTTGTTATAGCAGTTTAACCCACCATAAACGAGGCCACAGATAAAATCAAATTGCTTGTCGGGCTTGCTTAGAAGCTCAGACATTAACAGAGGGTCAGAAGATGTAGCCTCGCCGTAGAACTTTGAGAACCACATCTTACCGACATCCAATGTAACCTCTTTACCTCCGATTGTGTGTGTGATTTGTTTCATGTGTTATTAGCTTGCTGGTTCTGTATCAATGTCTCCCTCGATCTCGATAGTCATTGTGAACTTAGCAGTCTGACCGCTAACATTCTGCTGACCAAGAGCTGATATCCATCCGTAGCCACCATGATAGATAGTCTCGGCTGAATCTGTCAAATGCCAGTACTTTTTAGTATTGTTGGCATACAGAGTTTGGAAATCATTGTACGAGGCCTCGTTAGCATCAGGAATAGTGTCAACGACCGCGTTCAAAGTGAAACGGTTGTTCTGAGGTCCTAATACTTTCAAAGTTCCGCAGTTAGTCTCATCGCTAACTACGTTGCGGCTGCCATCGAATGATCCCTCACTCTGGCAAACAGCCGACTTTTTTGCACTGCTCGGGCTGTCTGAGTATTCGATAAACATCACACTGCCGGAGATTGTTGTAGCATCTGCCATTTGTTTTTATTTAATTTTGATTAATAATATGCTCATAACGAAGTAAAAGCCTAAATGTCTTTTCAGAGCCATCGTCTTCATAAAGCTCAGTCTCTGATTGTATGGTGATTTGTGTTATCTGATGGTCTGGTATGGTTATGCCAAAAGAATTAGGACTAAGTATTATCTCATCATAAATCTCTTGAGCTATATCGTAAGCAATCTTACTATTCCCTAATGTAGCGAATTTAGTTAAAATATCCACGACAATAATAGCAGACTGAAAAAATGCAGAGTTATTGAGGTCTGTCTGGGTACTACCCTCTGACCTTATTAGTACATAATTGCCATTCTGAGACAAAGGCACAGCATCCTTATAAACTGGCACAGAGATAACCCCATCGAGGGTCTTGTACCATTCTGTTTTTAGGTCGTATAGTGCGGTCTTAAATGCCACTTAGTACTCTGTTTATTCGTTCTGTTAATGATTTTTGTACAATAGGTATTTGCTTGTAAAAGAAAGGCTTTGGACTAATACCATTCTTTAAAATACTCATTGTGATTGCAAAGGCTATACTCAAACGCTGATCTTTGGTCTGGCGGTTTTTTCTTTTGGTTTTTACATTGTATGTAACCCCAATTCCTTTGCGTTTTACCCACGAATAGATAGACATTAACATCTCTATCCAATCGCCCTTTTTTTCGCCACCCTTAAACTGAGCAGCATACTCCTCAGTACCCGGATATGGCTTGAACTTTCGTTTAGTTCCAAACTCAATATAAGGAGCATAAGAGGCATTAGCTGAAACTATGTAGCTATAAGGTGTTTCTCTTTGATAGGTTATTGATCGAAGCAATGTGCCTCTATCGCCACCTTGACCAGCTAAATCTCTTTTAGCTAAAGCAACAAACTCCATAGCACTTGCCTCGACCTCAGCTTGCACCTCATCTTTCATGGCCTTACCCACCGTTGACAAACGGTCAGATAATTTATCAAAGCCTATGGTTGCTACTTTAATCAAGCTCAAATATTGCTAATGCAGTTATCTCCCAAAAAAATCGCTTCTCATCTATCCTACGGACACTACCAATTGAATAAGTCTGCCCAAAATACTCAATTCTGTAATCTGGGGTGATATTGTACCCCCTAAAAGGCAGCCTAAAGGTTTTAGTATCTGACATCTCTGTCCGACCATCCCCTTGACTCCTTGACCCACCGCCATCCTCTACCTCAGCCCACATCTTGTAGGTCGTAGCTACCGACTCGGTAGCATCTCCATTGGCATCAATGGTCTGGGTATATTTTAGCAGCTTTATGGGCTTTAGGTTACCTATCATCCTAACCAGTTAACAGTTTTATATCTTGCAGCCAGATTCATAGCCTCTCGGCTCATGCCATCCACATTCTCATCCCCTCTATTGATGTATCTGTAAGCGACCTCTTTGTACATGGCATCCTTTAATCCTTTTGGTAAGGTAACATAACCAGCCTCGTAAAGCATGGTCATATTTTCGTACTTAGGTGTTTTTAAGAGTCTGCCATTCAAAGAGACCTCAAAATCATCTGTGCTAATACTATCCCCCTCGTCATCTTTGACATTGATGATGGTATTAACTGGACCAAAGGGAATCTCAAAGTTACCAGCCAAGTTAGTAAACTCAATTTCCCAAGTTTTGGGGATTAAGCTCAAGCCAGTAAACTCCTCAATCCTTTCTCTTGCCGACCGAATTAAAGTCTCGATTATAGCATCATCATCATCAAAGTCTGATGAGATACTTTCTGAGTTATCAATAAAACCCTCTAATCTGAGGTAGTTCTTTACTTCCTCAACGGTCAGAGGTTCGTTGATACCCGATTCAGCGGTTTGGTCATCCCAGTCAATTAGTAGATTGTATAGCATAGAGATTTATTAAAAAAAGGGGCCAGCCGAAACCGGCCCCACCACATCAAACCACAGCACCTATTTAGAATGATCCGTAGATGATTGCATCTGTTCTCATGATGTTGATGTCTTCAAAACACTCAACACGAGCAGTTACCAGGTTTCTCTGGAAGTTGTCGCTGTCCTCATAAGAAAACTCTACACGCAATCCCTCGGTTTCAACACGCTCAAGGTAGTTAGCATCGATGATAAGGGCTTTGTCGTTAGTAACCCATGAAGCACCAATTACAGGCACCCCAGCGATACGGACATTACCATTGGCATCGATTACGAAACCACCAGGAACTGAGTAGTCAGTTGGCTTAGTCTTAAGCAAGTCAGCCCACTGAGCATAGCTTACGAGAGCAAATGAAGCCTCGAAGTTAGCATCCAGTTGGTTGGCAATCCAGTCAACCAGTTGCTCAGCATCAACAGAGGCAGCAGTAGTTGTAGAACCAGTAGCGGCAGTTGATACAGCAGTAAAGAATGTGCTGTTCTCTTTCTTGTAGAAATCACGCAGCAGCATACGCTGGAGGGTGTTCTGCAAGAAAGGCAATTGGAACATCATCTGCTTTGAGAAACGAGCGAAACCAGCAATGTAGTCAGATACTACTTTTACCTCAGTCAAGTCGTAGTCAATCTGGCTCTTTGCGTTACCCTCAGTCTGGATTCCGATAGAACCCTCAGTACCAGTCTCACGATAGGTAACATAAAGTCCGGTTGGAGATACAGCAGTAGGAATAAGATCACGCATGTTAATCTTCTGAGCAGGCACCAATCCTTGACGCTGATTGTAAGTAGCAACACCATCACCAGACAGGTTGTTACCCAAAGTCATTGTACCGACAGCTTTGAGGTCGATAGTCAGTTTGGCATTCTTGTTCTTTTGAAACTCTTTGATTTCAGCTTGCTTAGCCTCAAAAGCCTCAGCCATTTGCTCAGCAAAAGCATCACCAAAAGATTTAGTCTTGTTATCGACTTTCTTGGCGGCTTTCTCAGCGATCAGTTGATCAAGAGCTGCTTGGTTTTTCTTAGCAGCCTCATCCATTGTTACAACAGCAGCCTTTACCTCGGCTACATCGTTTTTTACATCAGCGATAGCAGCCTCATTGGCAGCTTTCATCTTTTCAACAGACTCGGTAGCTGATTTTACCGCAGTCTCGATGCTTTTCAATTCTTCCATTGTTAGGAATTTAATTTAGTTAATAAATTGTTTAGATTATGCTTCAATCCACTCAAATCTACCTCCGGCTCCTTAGTCTCTGCAACTGCCTCAGCGGGTTGCTCCTCTTTAGGAGTGGTATCTATTGAAATAAGCGATTTAATTGCCTCGTTAATTTGTGC